AAGCTTCGTCAGTGATACCACCTATAGTAGTATCGTTCTCATAGCGTACCCGCACACCGCCGGTTCCGATATTGCCAGATTCACCAGAAGTAAGAACATATCGTACTACAATACGATCACTGCTATTTAAACGCACACCAAATTGGCCGTTACCGAACATCAAGCTCACATCACCTTCAGCGGTTGTGTTTGGAATGTACATGGGTTCATCGGCATCAACATCGAATATGCTGTCGTAAGGAACAAAAGCTTGTCGAGTACCACTTACAGGATTCTCGCTGTATACAAACATATCGTCCATTGATACAACGTGTCCCGGTACACCAAGTACAATCTCAGGGAAGTCCAAATCCACATTGCCCAAGTTGAATGTTTTGAGTTGTATGGTACCTTGTCCCATGATTACTTTACGTGATTCACTTGGACGCAACATAACGCTTTCACGGTTGTAGAAAGGCAAACCGTTTATAGTAAATGCACTGAACTCGGGAATAGATTTGTTCACAGTGCTGTTGTTGCGTAATGTGACTGTTACCGTGCTGCCTGTCTTACGATTCAGTGTTTGTCCTAAATCACGGGCGTTTGCAAGTACGCTGCTTGCACGGCGCGCTCTACGCATAAATGCTTCACGGAAAGCAAAGTTGATATATGCTTGGTTGACTTCAGTGCTACCTGCTAAGGCATCTGCAATAAAGATAGCCAGGCGGCTTTTGCTTTTATCAGACCATACATAATCGGAGGCAAAGCGTGTAAGGATAGCCTGAACGTGTTCCTCAAATGACGCTGCGTTTATAATTGGGTTCATGTTGTTATCCTAATTTCTGTAATCCGAATGAAACTTTCTTGCCTGTTACTTCCAAACGTGGAATATCTACTTTGAGTTCACACACGTAGGTGCTAGTGCCGTAGTCCATTCCAATATCAATAGTGTCGATGTACACACCAAGGTCACCACTTGCTGTACGGTCGGCTGCCGTTTGTATAACAGTTAAGATTTCGTCCCGTGTTATTGTGTCGAATGGCTCAAACAACAAGTCCATTAACCTACGCACTCCCCACTCAGGTCTCCACCAGCGGCTGCCTCTTGGAGTAGATAGTAGCAACAAGAATTGTTGTACTTCTGCTTCGCCGTCATAAACAAACTCGTCACCTTTCTTGCCAATATCAATATTGACATCACGGAATACATACGTTCCTTTATTCGTAGTTTCTTCCATTGACTCACGGGCAGCGACCTGTTGTTCATGCGTTTTAATAGTTCTGAACATTACCCTGCTCCTACGTTGCTTGAACCACCCATCGAAGTATCTCCACAGGTAGTTTTATCTCCCATACGTGTGACGCCACGTTTATTAACAAAAACTTTGGAAGAACCTGTTGCTGTAGGAACGTGACAGCTTCCATTACAGCAGTGTAGCTTGTATTTATCTCCAGTACGCACAGCAGGAAGACCGTTAACAAACACATTGTTACTGCCTTGAATTGCTGGTACAGGAGGAAAGCAAGGACTGTGTCCCATCGTCATGTCAGGTCCTTTACGGATGACTGGTTTACCCATGATCTTAGCCTCGGTTTTCTGTAAATATAAACTAAATTAGCAACTAGGAGGTATTTACAGATGGCTAAGGTGCTGGCTAAGATAATCAAGGTAACTAAAATCCCCTGCTTCCCAATGTCCTGGAGTCGAATATGGTAGAAGTTCATGCGTACACCGACGGTTCATGTATCAACAATCCGGGACCAGGCGGCATAGGCATCCACATGAGGAAGCCCGCTACAAAAAAGAAGAAGAAAATCAGCCTACCGTTCGGTTATACGACAAACAATGAAATGGAATTGATGGCTATATTGATCGCACTTATATCATTAAAGCCTGGAAAGTTTGTTACAGTGTTCTCCGACAGTGAATATTCTATAAATTGTCTGTGTTTGTGGCACCACGGTTGGGCAGCAAACGGTTGGCGTAAACCAGAACACAACAAAAAGCTGATACAAACCATAGTCAAGTGCTTTTACTTTCATCGTGTAGAGTTTGTTAAAGTCAAAGCTCACTCAGGAATCAAGTACAACGAGAGTGCAGATGCTTTGGCTAGACAGGGCAGCGCTATCGCCCAAAAGAAGCGAAACAGTCCTGATTGTTTTACGTTAGAGCAGTGCCTACAGCAAGCTGAATTGTACTTTAAGAAATATGCAGGCTTCAAAGCACCAAACATAATAACAGCATAACACTAATTTAATCTAGTACAATTAACCAGTACGACCAGGAGAATTATTATGTCTGGAATTAACTTCCAACCAACTTTCATCGTACAATTGGGTGCGAATTCAAGCCAACACCGTGTTGTAGTAAGCGCACCAAGCAAAGGCGCTCCATTTACTATAGCTGCAGGTGACGGTACTACTAACGGCCGTGTATTTGCTCCACAAGTAGGCGAAGATCAGTGGGACGCAGAACGTGTCGCATTGTTAGAAGCTCACCTTAATGCAGCGCTGCCTGGAATCCTGAACAATGTGGATTTATCTAAAGCTGGTGCGGCCGACCACGTAAACCTTATGCTGCGTGGTGTAGCTCAGTCTTACATGGAAACAACCTTGTTTGACGACAGTGTTGATGATTTGCAGCAAATTGGCGATACTGCTATGACTGAAATCGCTAAGCTGTCCAAGCAAAACAATCCTCCTAAGCGTGGACCAGGTTATCCAATTGACCCAGTGGATCCAGAAGAGCCTATCTTTGAAGAAGGTGAGTTGGCTGTCACTATTATGTCTGCACTGTCTGCCCAGTTCTTGCAGGCTAACGGTACGTTGTTTGTGGGCTCTGGTATCCCAGGCAGCAAGTATAATATTGTCAGCAACGACTTGTTAGAAATCGGCATGACTGCACACCGTCGTGGACAGTGGGACACAGGCCGTACATGGGACGAAGATGAAATCAACCTGGATTTAGCTACTACTGTTCCTGCTGATCGCTGGAACGTAAGCTGGTCAATCGGTTTGAAAAATCCTGAAGTTGAACTTATTACTGACCTGTTCGACATCGAATTTATCATGGGCCTGCGTAACGACGGTACTCTGGCTGAAGGCGAATCAATTGTTTATCAACTGGAATACAATCCAGAAAACACTGCGCCGAATAGCCCATACGTGTTTACTGAAACAACAGGTATTATCAACAGTATCGTAGATAGCCGTGGTGATGCGGAACTGCGCTGTGTGCAGAACAGTAGCTCCCTGCACTGGGTTAAATCTTCGTTGATTCCTCCTCTGGCTGCCGACGCTCCTGTTGAAGGTATCTATGCTGCTCAAATCCGCGCTACCAACAAGCAGACTGGTACCGTGCTGATCAACACCTTGACTGTATCTGCTATGGTGTAACACAGGAGTCCTGGCATGAGAATTTTTGTTAGCTTGAGTGCTGAACAGTTTTCTGTTACATTGCGTGAAGACGCAGGTATGTCAACAGCACAAATCCGTGAAAAGATTGATGCTATAAACAAGGAAACTAAATCGAATGCCAGGATAACTTCTATGGCAAAGTCAATTGCCAGTGTTCCCAAGCAGTTTACTATAACAGGCACTAAACGCGATGTAGTGTTTGTTGCCGCTGGCTGGTACGATACCGATCCAGATGAACATCAGTTGAGCCAAGACTGGAATCTGGATTTCCTTAAAAGTTAAGGAGCGCACTATGCGTATTTTTGTTAGTTTGAGTAAGGCGGACGTGGCGCTCAAACCTGTTACGGGTCCAGGTCTTCCTTATGCAGATTTCGAGGATAGATTACTATACGGAGATCCTAAGGATAGCGCTAAATACTTATCTAAATACTTTTCTCTGCCTGTTCAAGGCGCGGATCAGTTTGATGACGGTAACTCTTTTGCTGGTTGCTGGCTTGAAATTTTAAGTGAAGGTAAGATAAGAACTTTTGCTTTGGTTGTCAAAGACGCAAGCATATCAGAAACAGTTAAGTTTTCAGGAGCCAAGAACGTAATCTTATTTGAAGTTGAAGATAAGAAACAGTTGTACTTAGGTAAACCTGTTGTCATAGGTAAAGCTTATACTGCCAATCGTGTAGATCCACTGATGTATACACTTAAAAATTTTGTGTGAACCACTTTACTGCAAAAACCCACCTCAGCAATGTCGTGGGTTTTTTTTTGGTCTCCAAACAGCTTAAAACACATGATACTGTAAATCAAGTGTAGGAGGAACATTATGATTCAACATGCAAATTTACGTGATATTTTACAACTGCCCTCAGGTCCACTAAAAGAACTGTTTATCAGTCCACATGATAAATTCCGCACAATGAATTGCCGTACTGTGGAATGCAGTTTTGAGTATCTGCCACTAACACCGTACACTCAGGCATTTGCTGAATCCATCTGCGCTTACCTAAACAAGAAATTTGTTGATGGACGTATTCATAAATTCGATGCCGATGATTTCTGTGCTGTCCACGAAGATACAGCCTATCCTTACTCCCACACGATCATAGTGTGCTTGGACAAAGACGAAGATGACAGGCTTGTGATCAACGACACTATTGTCCGGGAATACGAAGGCTCAGTTTACGTGATGCCTCCGTTGACTAGCCACGGTATAGCTAAAGGCAAAAGTTCGCGCATTTCATTCATTATCTGGGCTAACCAGTAACTGTAAATAATACTTGTTAACAACGGAGATTTATTATGCAACCTAATACTACTGGCGTTCCACAAATAGGCAACGTACTGTTCGCACACAACTTCTACCAACACATCCAAGTACGTACCTGTGTGCGTTTGGTAATGCTGGATTACGAAAATGACCGTGTTGAAATATCAGCACTGTATCATCGTGAACCTGAGTATCCACCACAGGCATACATTGAGATCGCTGTTGGTGTGGACAGCTCTGGCCCTATGCTCGTACACAACGAATTCTTTTTGACTAAACTGGAAGAATCTGGTGCAGTTAAAATGCCCGCTGACTTCAATATCGACACTATGATTCCTTATATCAAGAGTCGCATTGAAAACTTTGACAACAATCCAGACCATTCAGATTTGCTAGAGCTGGATTATGACGATTTGGAACGTGACATCAACAATCACATTGCTAATGAAATTCCAGCGTTGCGTGAAGTAACTGAGCGTCTGGTAGACCTGTGTATTAAGTCATACCGTGCACAGATGGATTGTATGCAGGCCGATGGTCTGGTAGTGTAGGAGAATACAATGAATTTTCAACAATCGAATCCTATTATCATCGGCGGCGATACTGAATTCAATGAAGTAAACTGGCTCGATAACAGCTATATCATGGCAGCCGACCGTATTATGGTGGAAGGCGTTCGTAGTGGTAATCGCACAGGCGTAAACACTTACAAAGTATTCGGCCACTTTATCAATACTAACTTGATGGAAGGCTACCCTCTGCTTACAACAAAGCAAGTATTCACCCGTCCTATGTTCCATGAACTGATTTGGATGTTGAACGGTGAAACAAATATTCAATACTTGCTGGACAATGATGTACATATTTGGGACGGCTGGGCTAACACTAACGGTGACTTAGGTCCTGTATACGGTGAACAGTGGCGTAATCGTGAAGACACTCAGATCCTGATGCGTAACGACCCGTACTACGAACAACGCCTGTCGTACTATGAAAGCAACGGCTACACAAACGTAGCTACCAACCCAACGCTGGATGTGTACAGCCGTCGCATTGACCAAATTCAGGTAGCATTGGATCGTTTAAAAACAAACCCAGACTGCCGCCGCATTATCGTAGATGCGTGGAATCCTGGTCTGCTGCCTACAGACGAGCATCCAACAAAACAAGCTGAACAGGGCCGTCAAGCATTACCTGCATGT